GCCGAAGGTGAACCAGCCGGAGGCGAAGCCCCCGAGCCCCGAGGCGGTGAAGGCACGGTCGCGCAGCAGATCGATCACTGCGCCCGTCCCCTTGAAAGCGGAAGCCTCGAGGTCGACGCCGCAGCACGCATCGCCGAGCGCAACATCGCAGGTCGCCTGGAAAGTCCGCCCGACTGTCTGGCCGAGCACATGCGCCAGCGAGCGAACCTCGGCGACGAAGGAGAGCCGCCCGCGTCGGATCTGACCGATGGCGCCGCGCCGCATCAGCACGCGCTGACCCGTGTCGGCCCAGTTCACCCGCCAGACCTCGACCTCGGCGTTGTCCCAGCGGCCGTCGAGGATGTCGGTCTCGGTAATTCGGTCCGAGGTCAGCACCCCCTCGGCGTCCTGCGCATCGACCGACAGGTCCGAGCCCGAGCGCACCTCGGAGGCGGTCAGGCCGCTCTCAGGCTCGAAGTCGGTGCCAATGAGGCTCAGCGTCCGGTCATGGTCGGTGAAGCCGAAGGTGACGCCATCGGCGCGCGTGATCCGCCAGCACCAGGCGAGCGTGGTCGTGCCCTCGTCGAGATGAGCCTGCAACGCGGGCGAGAGGGATTTCATCGGCAGGTTCCCGTCATGCGGTCGTCGAGATCGGCGATCCAGTCCGCCCATGCGGGCATGACCTCCGCGACCGTCTCGACCGGCGGTCGGGCGAGCCGCGCCTCGGCATAGGAGGCGCAGCCGGCGTCACCAGCGCCCATCGTTGCGGCGCAGCCGGTCAGCAGGATCGCCAGCGCCGCGGCCGTCACGAACCGCGTCGCGCCCGCGCTCGACGCGCCTGTTCTTGTCTTCCATGGCATCGCGTTCCGCCTCCCGTTTGCCCGCGTGCTCCCCTTCCGCGCGCCCCCAGACCCGGCCGAGAACGACACCTCCGACCGCGCCCAGAGCCGCGACCAGCCAGATCAGGAGATCAGCCATCGTCCCGCTCCCCGCGTGCGGCGGCGACGCAGAGGGCGACGATGAAGACGCCCAAGCTGCCGCCCACGATCATCCCAGCGAGGAACTCAAGCATCGCCGCGGAACCCGCGCTCGATCCGGTCGCGCAGGCCGATCAGACCCAGACCGAGGAACATCAACCCCGCGGGCGAGGCATCGCCAGAGCCGGCGAGCAGCGCGACGAGCCGGGACAGTTCCCCGAGCGGCTCGGTGGCGGGCAGCGCGAGGGAGGCGATGCCGGTGAGCATGGCGAGCAGTCCCGCCCACCAGGTGAGCGAGTTGGGGCGAACGTAGCGCATGGGGATCAGGCCCTCCGGATCAGGTTGGAAAGATAAGCGACCAGCCGGGCGAGCCAGCCGGTCGGCGCGTAGGGCGCAGGATCGAGGACCGGTGGCCTCGGCAGCGGCGACGGCCCGCGAGCCAAGGCCAGAGCCTCATCCTCGCTCAGGCGACGGATCGGTCGCGAGAAGTCCACGCGCCCCGTGCGGTCCACGGACCAGACCGGGATCGTGCCGCCGGGATAGCGGCCATGGCGGAACAGGTCGCGCTCGGCTTCCCGCCGCGGAATGATCGACGCCGGTCGCCGCCAGTTCAGGAACGCGTTGGCGGCTGCAACGCGATTGCCGGCATTGAGGTGGCGGGTCAGCGCCGCCCGAGCGATGCCGCCGGTGTTGTAGTGGAAGCTGACCAACGCATCGAATTCATGCGGCGCCAGCGGCACCTTCACGGCGCGCAGGACGGCGGCCTCGTAAGCAGCCAGGTCGGCGCGGAAGACCCGAAACGCCTCGCGGATCCCAGCATCGAGATCGGCAGGCATGCCGCGCGGCATGGTGGCCGGATCGGGCGGTCCGGCCGCGGCCGTGTGGCCGATGCCGAAGGTCCAGACCTGTTTCACATCGAGATAGGGTCCGGGCACGATCCCCTCAAACCGGACGAGGGCCAGCAGGCCGCGATCGGACATTTTCCTGGCGGTCATCTGCATGGGATTACTCCATGATTGAGACGATCAGGATCAGCGCCGCGACGACGAGGCCGATGCGCAGGCGATGGGCGAAAGCCTGCCGGGGGTCGGCGGGGTCGCAGCGGAGAGAGCGCGCGAGGCGGAGAAGTTCATTCATCGCCGTCGCCTTCATTGGCGCGGCGCAGGCGGGCGAGCAGCATCTCGATGAAGGCCGGCCCGAAGACGCCGACGAGATAGGCGGCCGAGCCCGCCGCCCCGCCCGCCGGGATCGCCTCGGGCGGCAGGCCGAGCCAGGCGGTGATCACGGCCATCGAGAGGCTGCCCATCCCGGCGGCGATCAGACCGCCGAGCAGGATGTGCCGGAGCGCGTCGCGCAGGCGCATCTTCGTGGTCAGCGCATTCGTCGCGCCCCCGAGCGCGCCCCAGGCGGCGAGGATCACTGCAGTGGACGTGGCGAGTTCCTTCAGGACCGCAGCAATAAAGCGGGATTCATCGTTCATCGGCGCAGTTCCAGCAGCGGAATGGAGGTGATCGAGCCGAGCCGCTCGAGGTCGAGCGTCACGTCGAGCACGTCGGTGTCGAAGCGGACCGGCACGTCGAACTCGAAGCCCGCGGTGATGGCGACGCCAGCGCCCGGCGCGGAGCTGAAGCTGACGACACCAATGGTCGTGTCGACCGACCAACCGGAGGGCTGCTCAGCCCCGGCGAGCGCGATGCGCACACTGCCTGCCACCGGCTTAGCGATGGCGCGCGTCCAGGATTGCGCCCCCGAGGCGTAGCGCTTGACCAGTTGGAAGGCGGTCGTCGTGCCGTCGCCGGTGCCGATGGGCTGATCGCCAGGGGTGACCGGCTGCGATGGAAGGCCCGACCTGTAATCGCCCCAGTCCTTGAAGCGGAAGCCGTGCAGCCGCCCGTTCCGTGCCTCGAAGAACGCGACGACCGCCGCCAGGTCGTCGGCGCGGCGGATGCCGTAGGCGACATCGTAACGACGGCGCGAATTGGCCCAGCTGGCGTTGCGCTCCTCGTCGCCAGAGGCGAGCTCGACGATCTGGGTGCGCCGCTCCGGCCCGCCCCGCGCGCCGCGGCTGATATTGTCAGGGAACCGGACCTCGTGAAACGCCATCACATGCCCCTCCGCCCGAGCGCCACGGCGCGGGCGATGTCCGCCGCCACTTGCGTGCGGGACTGCCGGAAGCTCTCGGCGTCGCGGGCCATGATGGTGACGTTGACCCCGCCCGCGCCGTAGCTCTGCGCCTCTCGGCGCGACAGCACCCGCTCGCCGCGCTGCAGGATCGCGGGCACCTCGTCATGGCGGAGTCCGGCCATGCCGCCGGAGTGCATCCGCGGCGCGGCGGCGAAGGCCATGGCGGGCACCATGCGCGAGGGCCCGGCCGATCCGACCATCCCGCCCGCATGCAGGACGTTGGCGAAGATCCCGCCCGCGCCGGAGAACACGCCCGAGAGCGCATTGGCGATCGGCCCCAGGATGAACCGCCGCGCTGCGAGCTGGGCGAGATCGGCCAGCAGCGAAGTGATGAGGTCGCGGAAGTTCAGTTTGCCAGTCTTCACGAACTGGCCAACCGCGTTCTCGGCCGACTGGAAGGCGCCGACGAGGCTCTGGCCGATGTCGCCGCCGATGTTGCGGGCCTTGGTGGCGTAGTCCGACAGCGCCGTTGTGACCGCCCGCCAACCGGTGACGGCGGCCTCGGTGTCGGGCTCCGCCGCAGCGGCAGCAGCCCCGGCCGCCACACCGGCACCCGTCGCGGCGCGTCCGGCATCGCCGAGCGCCGTCTCCAGCCGCTCGGCAGCGCCGGTGGCCTCGGCCAGTGCATCCGCGCTCGCCTCATCGGAGCCGCGCACGGCATCGCGCAGGGCCTGCCAGCTTTCGAGCGGCGCGCGAGCCCCTTCGGCCAGATCGCGTGCGGCGCCGCGATAGAGGTTCGCGGACTCGAGCGCCCTGTTCGCCGCCTCGGTCAGACCGAGATCGGGCGCGGTGAGCGGGTTGTCCTCGAAGGCCCGGTCGAACGCCGCCTGCGCCGCCGTCGTCGCGGCACTGGCCGCGCCCTCGAAGCGGTTCTCGATCTCGCCGAGGTCGAGGTCGGGCACCAGCGAGATGCGGCGCTCGGACCCGAGGGCTTCGAGTCCCTGATTGATGCCGCCGATGAAGCCGTTGATGCGCGAGACCACGCCGTTCAGCATCGCCTCCACGCCGTCGACCAGGCTGTTCGCTGCCTGGAACGCCAGATCGCCGATGGCGGCGGGCAGCAGACCCCAGATCGCCTTGATCGCCTCGTAGGCGCCCTCGAACGTGTTCGCCGCCGTGTTGCCAAAACCGACGACACTCTCGATGGCGCTCTGCATGCTGGACGCGGCATCGGCCTTCAGGTCGAAGAACATCGCCGTGGCGGCTGCGCCAGCCGCGGCAGCGCCCATCCTGATCCGCTCCCACACTTCGACCGCGAGGTCCTTCAGGAGCGACATGGCTTCGCCAAAGCCGCCCGCACCGGAGACGAGGCGGGTGAACTGATAAACGAGCTCCCCCGCGCCGACGATCAGCGCCCCGATGCCCGTGCGGATCAGCGCGCCGCGCAGGACGACGAGCGCTGTGGCGAGACCTCGGACGGAAAGGGCAGCAGCGGCCATTCCAGCCACCCAGCGGCCTGCGAGGAAGGCGGCGAAGGTCGCGGCATAGGTGTTCAGGCGACCGATGTTGTCGAAGAGACCGCGAATGGCGATGCCGAGCGGGCCGGTGCGGCTGGCGACCGCCGCCATCGCGTTGGCGACGGCTTCCAGTGCCGGGGCTGCGGCGACGGCCAGCTGGTTCGACAGCCCGCGCCAGATCAGCCCGAGCCGGGAGATCGCATCGTTCGTCCGCTCGATCTGGTCGGCATCCTGCTCGGAGACGACGACACCGAAGGCGAGAACATCCTCCGTCGCCTGGCGCAGCGTCGCGGTGTCGATCCGCGACATCGCGATGGAGCCTTCCTCGCCGAAGAGCTGGCCCGCAACAGCCGCGCGCTCGGCGGCGGGCACGAAGCTCTCGATGGCGGCGTTGATGGCGCCGACGCGCTGGTCCAGCGGCAGCGCGATCAGGTCGGTGGCGGAAAGCCCCAGCCGGTCCAGCGCATCGGCGGCGGGGCCGGTCCCGGCGGCCGCCTGGCTGAGACGGCGCGTCAGATCCTTGGTGGCCTGCTCGATGCCGGACATCGACACGCCCGCCAACTCGCCCGCGCGCTCCAGCGTCTGGATCGAGGCGACGGTGGTCCCGAGCGACTGCGCGAGCTTGGCCTGCGCATCGACGCTCGAGAGACCGGACCGGATCATCGCCACGCCCGCGGCGGCGGCAGCTGCCACGGCGGCGGCCGCCGCAACCCGCACCCGCCGAGAGAAAGCCGCGAGCCGAGCGTTGGCCGCCTCCATCTCGCGGCTGAGCCGCCCGAAGCCGCGCGATCCGGCTTCGCCGACGCCTTCCAGCTCGGCGCGCACCTGCCGTCCGCCCACGGCCGCGAGGCGGACGCTGACGCGTTTCTCGGCCATCGGTCAGACTCCTTGCTTTCGCCCCATGGGCGTCTTACGTTTTAGTCATCGATCAAGTGAGAGTATGACCATGCCCGAGACCGCGATCCTGTCCTCGAAATTCCAGATCTCGATCCCCAAGGCGATCCGCACCGCGCAGAACTGGGAGGCCGGGCTGACCTTCGCCTTCATCCCGAAGGGCACGGGCGTGTTGCTGGTGCCGGTGCCGAAGCGGGAGACGCTGAAAGGTCTCGCGCGCGGGGCCACCGCCACCGATTATCGCGACCGGACGGATCGGGTCTGATGATCCTTGTCGACACGTCGGCCTGGATCGAATGGCTGATCGGCTCGCCGACCGGCGAGACGCTGTCCGGGCAGTTGCCCGAACAGGCCGACTGGCTGGTCCCGACCATGGTTCAGCTGGAGCTGGCGAAATGGCTGACCCGCGAGGTCGGCGAGGACAAGGCCGATCAGGTCATCGCCTTCACGCAGGTCTGCCATGTCGTTCCGCTCGATACCGAGATCGCGCTGGCGGCGGCGGAGGCCTGCCGCGAGCATAAGCTCGCCACGGCCGACGCCATCGTCTTCGCAACGGCCCGCGCGCAGGGTGCGACGCTCCTGACCTGCGACGCGCATTTCGAGGGACTGCCCGGCGTCACCCTGATCGGGAAGATCACGGCCTGACACCCGGGCCGCCACTCGCCGCCAATTCCTCGTTCAGTTTCCGCACCATCACCGCCTCGATGACGGGCAGCAGTTCGGCCATGGCGAGC